TAACATTAAAGACGAACACTTAATCATTGAGGAGCTATATAGATTAGATGGCACAGAGAAAAGAAACAGTCTTAATTAAGCATGTTAAGAAGGCAACTTCTCAGGGCATGGCAGGTCGTGGTAGGAAGATTAAAAAATCTACGAAGCACATGAACAAACATAAAAGACTACAACAAAAAACTAAATATCGAGGACAAGGAAGATGATATTAATAGACATATTATTAATTTTATCGCCACTAATTTTTTCTTTTAGTATAGTAGTATTTGGTTTGTCTGGTGGCTTTAAAGAAACATTTAAGAGAAAAAGTAAAGCTAATAAGAATAATGTTGGGTGGTAACTTGACTCTTAAATTTAGAGATGGTATAATCCTTGTTATGAATTTGACTAGAGTAATCAGGAAGCCCTCTCTATCTCCATTTAAGTTACTTGATTTGGCTCATGCCACAACCGAGAGAGTGGTTGGCTCAAAACTCTCACAGAATTTTAATAAGCTGAACGGAGGTAATACACTATGGCTATATTAGAAGGCTCAGTAAAATGGGCAAGTATAACGACCCCAAACACAAAGTTTGAACCAGTATATACTGTTGACTTAATTGTTGATGAGACTACTGCTAATGACTTTGCTGCAAGAGGTCATAAAGTAAAACAGCATGATGAAGGTCCTGCTTTAGTTATCAAAAGAAAGGTACATGGTCCTAATGGGATAACCAGACCTGCACCTAGACTTTTAGATAAGGATAAGCAAGAAATAAATGTTGCTGTTGGTAATGGCTCTAGGGTTAGAGTTCAATACAATGAGTATAGTGGTGAGGGTAAATATGGTCCTTATATAGGACTTGACTTACAAGCTGTACAAGTTGTAGACCTTGTTGAATATAAAAACGCTGATGGTGCTGAACTGTTAGCTGATGGCGAGGAGTTCTAATGGAAGAACAAAAACCTTACATTACCATTGATGATGTTAATGTTTATGTTGAAGATTTACCTGAAGAAGGTCAACAAATCTTCGGCAGACTACAAAGACTAAATCAAAAAAAAGCTGCACAGACTTTAGACCTTGAAGAAACGCAAGGTGCTATTAATTATTTCTCTACTAGAATTGTAGAAGTAATTAATGCTGATGAGTCTGGTGTTAAGGTAGAGGAATCTGAAACAAAAGAAGTACCAACAGATACTGAAACACAAGACAGTTAATAACAATTTAGCTAGACTAGGTTTTTTGGACCTCTATATTTATCCCTAGTCTAGCTATCATTTTGGAGATAGAATTGAATCAAGACAAAAGTAAATTCGTAAAGCATAGGCAACCTTGTCCTAAATGCGGTGGCTCTGACCCCGTATCAATTAACGCAGACAACTCGGCTTATTGCTTTAGTTGTTCAACATTTTTTACCGATTATGAAACTGCAAGTGAGGGCAGAATAGTGGAAACAACACAGAAACCAACCAATACATTTTTAGAATCCTATACTGGAATCTATGGCGAACTTACAGACAGAGGCATCTCTGAACAGACAGCTAAAAAGTTTGGAGTTCGTGTTATCAAAAATAGAAATGGAGATATAACGCAACATATATATCCATACTTTAATGGCAATGAAGTAGCCATAACTAAAACAAGATTTGTTGCAGATAAAAACTTTACAACCAAAGGTACGTTTGAAGGTACAGGATTATTTGGCGAACAGTTATACAGAAATACTGGCGGTAAATATCTAACCATTACTGAAGGCGAGTGTGATGCTATGGCAGTAGACGAACTCTTTCAAGGTAAGTGGGCAGTCGTATCTCTTAAACGAGGTGCTGCAGGAGCAGTAAAAGATATTAGAGAAAGTATAGAGTTTGTTGAGAGCTTTGATAATGTCGTGCTTTGCTTTGATAATGACAAGGCAGGTCGAGAAGCTTCACGAAATGTTGCTCGTATTTTAAAACCCGGAAAGGTAAAGATAATGACTTTACCCAATGGCTATAAAGATGCTAACGACATGCTTAAACAAAAAGAATTTCAAGGCTTTACTAAATCTTGGTGGGAAGCTAAGACTTATACACCATCAGGTATTATGGAATTGTCTGGTCAAAAAGATAACTGGCTAAATAGAGAAGTAAAAGAAAGTATTGCTTATCCTTGGGAAGGTCTAAATAAAAAACTATATGGATTAAGACGAGGCGAGTTAGTAACATTGACTGGTGGAACTGGACTCGGTAAGTCTTCAGTTACTAGAGAGCTTGAGCATTGGTTAATTAAAACTACTAAAGATAATGTAGGTATCATTGCTCTTGAAGAGAACTGGCTTAGAACTGCAGATGGTTTAATATCCATTGAAGCAAACGATAGATTGTATCTCAATGAGAAACGAGATAGTTATTCCGAAGAAGATTTAAATGCTTTGTTTGATAAAGTAATCCAGAAGAACAGAGTATTCATTCATTCACATTTGGGTGCGACAGACATTGATGAGATATTTGCAAAACTACGATACATGATTGTAGGTTGCGAGTGTAAATGGGTCGTGGTTGACCACTTGCATATGCTTGTCAATGTCTTAACCGAAGGCGATGAACGAAGAGGTATTGATAACTTAATGAATAGACTACGTAGTTTAGTTGAAGAAACTAATGTTGGCTTGATTCTAGTATCGCATTTAAGACGAGCTACAGGCGACAGAGGGCACGAAAAAGGTGTGACTGTATCATTGAGTCACCTTAAAGGCTCACAAGGCATAGCACAGCTTTCTGATTGTGTTATTGCTTTAGAAAGAAATCAACAAGCTACTGACCCTAAAGAAGCTAATACTACTAAGGTTAGAGTATTGAAATCTAGATATACTGGAGATACTGGATTAGCTTGTGCCTTACAGTATAATACTGAGACTGGTAGATTATTTGAAGTAGATACGGAGGACACATTTGACAATGAAGAAATTGGTTTTTGATATTGAAGCAGACGGGTTAAATCCTACTAAGATTTGGTGTATTGTTGCCAAAGATTTAGATGAAGGTACTTGCCGTACTTTTAATCCTAATCAGTTACTTGATGGGGTTGAGTATTTACAAAGTGCTGATGTTTTGATTGGACATAATATTATTGGCTATGATATTCCTGCAATAGAAAAAATACTTGATGTTAAATTAAATGCTAAAGTCGTTGATACTTTAGTTATGTCTAGATTATTTCAACCAGTTAGAGAAAACGGACACAGCTTAAAAACTTGGGGGTACAGAATTAACTTTCATAAACAAGAACAACCTGATGACTTTGATAGTTATACACCGCAGATGCTTGAGTATTGTGAACAAGATGTATTACTTAATGAAAAAGTTTATTATGCTTTACTCAAAGAAGGAGTAGGGTTTAGTCAGGAAAGTATTGAATTAGAAACTCAAGTTGCTGACATAATGAATCAACAAGAAAAGACTGGATTTCTATTTGATTTACAAAAAGCCACCATGCTTTTAGCACAGTTAAAATCTAGAATGCTAGAAGTAGAAGATGAAGTACAACGAACATTTAAGCCTAAGTGGGTAGATGATAAACTTGTTACCCCTTACATAAAGAAAGACGGCACATTATCTAAACGTGGCATGACCGATGAAGAATATGAAAAGTGTTTGACCACTAAAAACTATGACCCATTTATGCGAAGAAAATTACAAGAGTTTAATCTTGGTAGTCGCAAACAGATTGGCGAATACTTAGTAGACTTTGGGTGGAAGCCAGAAAGATTTACACCTACGGGTCAACCTATAGTTGATGAAGGTACACTTAAAAAGATAGAACACATCCAAGAAGCTCGGCTCATTGCCGAGTTTTTATTATTACAAAAACGTATAGCTCAAATCTCCTCATGGATAGATGAACTACAAGGCGAAAGAGTGCATGGTAAAGTAATACCTAATGGTACGATTACTGGTAGGATGACTCATAGAAATCCTAACATGGCTCAAGTTCCGGGAGTTTATAGTCCTTATGGAGAAGACTGTCGTGCTTGTTGGATTGTGCCAGAAGGTTATAAACTATTAGGTATTGATGCTAGTGGCTTAGAACTTAGAATGTTAGCTCACTACATGAATGACGAAGAATATATTGACGAGGTTATTAATGGCGATATACACAAAACAAATCAGGAACTTGCAGGACTTGAATCAAGAGATAAAGCAAAAACTTTCATCTATGCACTTATCTACGGAGCTGGAGATGAAAAGCTTGGAACAGTGGTTGGAGGAAAAAGAGAAGATGGTAAACGACTTAGAAAGCGTTTTCTTACCAACTTGCCATCACTTGAAACTCTTACGAACAGAGTTCGAGAAGCTTCGAGAAGAGGATTCTTAAAAGGTTTAGACGGTAGAAAGATTTATGTCAGGCATGAACATGCTGCTTTAAATACTTTACTACAAGGTGGAGGTGCGATAGCTATGAAAAAAGCTATGTGTATCTTTGATAATAAAATAAAATTAAATACACTTGATGCTAAGTTTGTTGCTAACATTCACGATGAATGGCAAATGCAAGTTAAAGAAGACATAGCAGAATTTACTGGTCTTATGGGTGTTGAATGTATTGAAGAAGCAGGAAAGCAGTTAGGCATGAGATGTGCTTTAACTGGTGAGTACAAGCTAGGAGGGAACTGGAGTGAAACCCACTAAGAAAGATAGAAAAAAGTTTGACCTTGATTTACAATACGGCTCTATTAGAGAAGATAGAATCGCAGAGATGTTAACCAACAAAAAGATTGAGGTTAAATCAGAAAGAGATATATGGGTAGGTACGAATAACATTTGTATTGAGTATGAATCGTGGGGTAAACCTTCTGGTATTCGTGCTACTGAATCAGATTATTGGTTTCACAACCTCTGTATTGGAGAAGAAGAATACTGTACCTTAGTTTTTAAAACTGATGTACTCAAAAAGATTGTAGATAAATTAGATACTTTCAAAACTGTAAGTGGTGGTGACCACAATGCTAGTAGAATGTTCTTAGTTAATTTACCTAAACTATTTTCAACAGATGTAATAAAAGCATTTAAGGAGTTAGATGATGATACCAAAAAGTAATAAAAACGAAGAAGAGTTTGACTTAATCAAACCAGACAACTATAATAAATTCACTTCTGAATCAGGTCATTGGTATACTCAAGAAGGAGAGCCGATGTACACTATCATTGGTGCTAATGGTAGGGAAAGAAATACCACATTAAGAGATGCTAAAACACTAGGTTTAGTACCCTCTGTCACAACAATTATTGGTATGATAGCTAAACCCTCTTTAGAGAACTGGAAAATAAATCAGGCTTTAAACTCAGCACTATCTTTAGAAAGATATGATAACGAATCGCTTGATGAGTTTTCTTCTAGGTGTAAATACGACTCTAAAAAGATTAGTATTGAAGCTGCTGAACAAGGTACTAAAATTCATGGCATGATTGAAAGAGGTTTCTTAGGTAAAGAAAAAACTAAGCCATATAAAATTATTAAAGAATGGTTAGATGAAACTTATCCTAATGAAGATTGGGTAGCAGAAGATTCTTTTTGTGCTACACAAGGATATGGTGGTAAAGTTGATTTGTATTCTAAATCAGGAATATTTATTGACTTTAAAACTAAAGATAATTTAGAAGGCAAAGACCCTGCTAAATTAGTTTATGATGAACATGGTATGCAACTTTCAGCTTATGCTCAAGGTTGTGGCTTTAAGAAAGCAGAACGAGTATCTATTTTTGTAGACCGAAAAGATACTGAAATTATTTTGTATCATGTTTGGGATAAAGAATCGCACACTAAACACTTAGGAATGTTTAATAATATTTTAGAGTATTGGAAACTTGCTAAGAACTATGACTCTACTGTGAAGAAAAATGGCAAGAAGAAAACCAAGAAAACCAAGACCTAAGAAAGAGGCAGGTGTTCCTAGAGGCTATGACAGCCATTGGGAATACGAAATACATCAAAGATTATTTAATAAATGGCTGCATCATTACGATACAGTTAGTTATAATATTCCTAAAAAATACGAACCTGATTTTGTCAGAGTGTTTGATGACGAAAAGGTTATCTTAATTGAAGCTAAGGGCAGATTTTGGGATTATGCAGAGTACAGTAAATACATTCACATTCGTGATGCTTTACCTGACAATGTTGAGTTGGTTTTCTTTTTTCAAAAACCTTATGCTCCTATGCCTCAAGCTAAGAAAAGAAGAGACGGCAGTAAAAGAACTCATGCTGAATGGGCAGAAGCCAACGACTTCCGTTGGTTTTATGAAGGCAATTTACCTGATGAATGGAAAGACAATGAATTATAAATTTGACGAAAAAGTTATTTTAAAAATGATAGAACATTATGTTGATGGTACTTATGATAAGCACTATTCACATGGAAAATATCAAGCTACTGACATGATACTTGATGCTGGTTATGGCGAAGGGTTTGCTATGGGTAACATTATGAAGTATGCCATGAGGTTTGGTAAGAAAGACGGTAAGAATATTGATGACTTACTAAAGATTATACACTATACAATGATAGCAATTTACATTTTAAGATTGGAGGAAAAGAATGGAAAAAAAGGGTGAACATCCTTATTTAGGAATAATTATAAACTATGATAGAGATAAAAAACTAGACAAGTTTAGTTTAGATACTCTTCAAGATAGATATTTATGGCAGAACGAAACTTCGCCACAAGAAGCTTTTGCTAGAGCTTCAGTATTTGTTTCTACATTCAAAGAAGAAACCGACTTTGATATGGCTCAAAGAATTTATAATTATGTTTCTAATCTTTGGTTTATGTTTTCTACCCCTATTCTTTCTAATGGCGGTACAACTAGAGGACTTCCCATTAGTTGTTTTCTTAATTATGTTCCTGATAATCGTGAAGGTCTATCTAGTCACTATGATGAAAACATTTGGTTAGCTAGTTCCGGTGGAGGTATTGGTGGTTATTGGGGCGATGTTAGAAGTGATGGCATACCTACAAGTAATGGTAGTAAGTCTACTGGCTCAATACCATTTATGAAAGTAGTAGACTCTCAGATGTTAGCTTTTAATCAAGGGGTAACTAGACGAGGTAGCTATGCTGCTTACATGGATGTATCTCATCCAGAGATTGAAGAGTTTATGGTTATGAGAAAAGAATCTGGCGGTGATGTAAATAGAAAATGTTTAAATTTACATAATGGAGTCAATATAACTAATGCATTTTTAAAAGCTGTAGAAGAAGATGATGACTGGCGATTGATTGACCCGAAAACAAATGAAGCTGTTAAGATTATAAAAGCTAGAGAACTCTGGTCTAAACTATTAGATGCTAGAGCAGAAACTGGAGAGCCTTACATTGTCAATATAGATAACTGTAACGATGCTCTACCACAAGGACAAAAAGATTTAGGATTAGAGGTAAAACAAAGTAACTTATGTTCAGAGATAACCTTACCT